TGTGCGTAATAGCTTGCGTTGTTTAAAATTTTTGCTTGTAAATAAACAATTTCTTCCATTGAAGCAGCATTCGAATTATCACTGTTTTTTGTTAGAACGCTTTTATTGGTTATTTGCCAATTAATAAAAGGAAGTGCTTCATATAATGTGTATTGAGCTAATGTTGGTTGAACATACAGTTGCATAAGAGTTAAGTAATTACCGGAAAGGGAATTGGATTTTACATCTGTAATCAAACGATTATATAATTCTGTACCAAGACATGGCAGAATATATTTATCCATACTTAGCACAATAAATGGACGTATAGTCATACCATCAACATTTGCTTGTATATTAGTATTGGCTTTTAGGTAATCTAGAGTAATGAATATGCTATCTGTCATAATTATTCTTGTTTTTTAATTTCTAAATACATTTTTTGGTCTGCAGGATTAATCGTAGTTGAATATAAATTATATTTATTTAATTCAAATGTTGGAGCTATTCCATTATATATAGCAAGTTTATTTATTGCATCACAAATAATCTTTTGAGCAGGAGCGATGTTCGTAGTTTGAAACATATCATACGAATCTTGAATATCTGTTCTTGCTCCAAGTTTTCCAGACGTTTCTATATTTGCCACAATAGATGATGCATCGTGGCCTATTCTTATATTTTCATTAACCTGAGTCATTAAATCTTTAAAGCGTTGGTCACTGCCATTGTTAGGCATAGGTACGAATTCAGGTGCTTTATCTGCATTTTCTGCATAAACCATAAGGATATCTCCACTTGCTTCGGCACCAGAATATCTTTTGCGTAGCTCTTGATATTGTTGCTCTCTCATTTCTTTTGGAGGAATACCATTTTTATTAATAATAATTAAACCTGAATTCATATTATTTTGAATTGATCTCAAATGGAAAACGTTAATTTCAAAAGCCAATTTTATCCAATTCAAAGAACTTGTATAATTACAATAAGAATAGTACTCTGCATTTGGGGAATATTGTCGAACAAAAAGAATTTGATTAGGAAATTCTTCTGCTTTTAGAGGATTAAAACCAACCATTTTTACCGGTGTGTTTTCTTCTCTTCTATAAAACTCCCAATCTCTGCTTACATAATAATTTTTTTCATTAATTTCATCACCATCAATTGGTTTTGCAACTCTTACTTTTTCGAAAGGTAAATGTTGAATTCTGGAAATGGATTTTCCATCTTTACTAAATGTAACATTTAGATAAAAGCCACCAAATAAATGTAAATCAAAGGCTGTAGCTACAACAATTTCATCAAGTGTCATATTACCAAACCTATTAGCTAAAAAATTAAGAGCTAATCCATTTAGGCCATCAGTTTTAAAACCATTACCTGCAGTCATATTCCCTTTTTTTCTAATCATTGCGGTGTGTAATGAGCTTGAATCTAAATAAAGACGAATCAATTCTTGAGGGTATAAATTATCTAATCCAAAATTAACCCATGGCTGATTATTTCTCCAGAATTCTTTAAACTCAGGAGTTTTTGAAACTCCGCGTTCATAGGAATAAAATAAGAAGTTATCATCCTTTTGTTTTTCTGTATTTTCTTTTGTACTTTTTGCCATAATTAATTATAAATATATAAACTTGTTGCACCAGTATATTGTGTTGTTATATTATAAAGAGAACTTCCGGATAATAAAACTTTACCAGATTCAATATAACCATCAGAATTTGCATTACTTAATGTTACTCCTGATAAATCAATATTTGTTTGACCAGTCATTTGATAAATTTTATATTGATAATAGCCAGGTATTTCTAAATGTATTGTTCCAGCTGTTAAATTTTGAGTAACAGCCGGTCCTTCTGTTATTGAAAATTCATTATATCGTTCAGTATTTGAACTTATATCAGGAGCAGTGAAAAACATTGATGATTGATTATCATCTGAAATAAAATTAAAAAGATAATAAGTACTACCTGTTAAAGTTGTTAGCTCGGAAAGAGTTAAAATTACATTTGTTGTAGCAGATTTGTTTAAATAAATCATAATAAATCGATTTAATTCAAGAATATATTAATAAATATAAAAAGAACTCCAATGTACATTAATAAAAAAAGCCAGACGATTTTAAACAGCTGGCTTAAATTTTAATCAATTAAGATTTAAACGATTGAAAGAGTTGCAACGTAAGTACTTGATACCTCCCTAGCAGGAGATGGTTCTTTGGCAGTAATAGAAAAAGTGGAGCCATTTAAATCGCCATACGCTTTTCCTAATCCAATAGAACTTGCAGTTAAATCAGCTCCATTTTGTTCAGCCATCATAAAGTATTTTCCATTTTGATCAAGAACAAGAACTTGTAATCTTGATTGTGATAGAACTAAAAGCAAATCTCTGACACTCGCTTGATTTTTATAAAGTGTAAGGGAAGCAATTTGAGTCCAATAATTTGTGCCATTTTCGACGCTATGTGCGCCGTCTTCTTTATATTCTCCAACTTCATTTCTTTGCTCAAAAGTATAAAATGTTGGAACAGATGTTCCGCCGGTAATAATATTATCAGAACCGACTGAAAAAGATGTAACAGCAGAAAAATTTCCTATATAAAATTTTTGTACTCCGCCTAAATTATCTTTGCAACCTAGTGAATAACCTGTTGTGAATATGCAACTCATAGTTTTTTAATTATTAATATTGTTTATTTATATTTAAAATGGCGAGCCAATTTCTCAACTCGCCATTCTTTGTTTTGTCTTTTTTAATTTTTGTTATCTTATTACAACAACTAGTTCTGGAAATACGAATCCAGTACCTACACGAATTTTTGTGCGAGTGTGAATTGCATCTGCATTTTTCTCGAACCATATGTCCATATTTAAATCTGACTCGTCAGAAATTACAAGAACGATATTTTCTTTTTTGGTTGCCAAAGCTGTTCCGCTGGCAACACCATCCATACCGTTAGTTTTAACAATATGCATTCCAATACTTCCTGGGTGAAGAATATTTGTTGTAGCTTCAGCTTGAGTATTGTAATTGTATAAATTTAAGCTTCTTAACGAAGATAAATATGATTGAAAGTCTGCAGGAGAAAGATAAAGATTAAATTCATCTAGTAGCACAGAAGCATTAGCTGCTACGCTTGTTAAAATATCGTCTACGATTACATAAGCATTAGAAACAGTTATTGCTGTTTTAGCTACGTTTACTGTTGATGCAGAAGCAAGATAACCAGCTTCTAAGAAACCATTACAAAGAACTAAATTTCCAGTTGTTGCAGCGGAACCTGCATAATTTGGTGCAGCGGTTGCACTTCTCCAAACCATTTGGTCAATTGCTTTAGTTGTTGCTTCTACTTTATTAGAAACAAAAACATCTTCGAAAGCCCCAAGATCTTCAGTATTAAATTTAGATTGAGCCATAAATGATAAGTAATACTTATTTAATGTATCAATACACACAGAATCTTCGAACTTAACTGGGCAGAGCGTAACTGTAGTCGCACCAATAACAGTACTTCCAGATGTTGCAAAAGCACTACAAGCAGCAGTTGTTCCTAAAATTGTACTTTTGATTGAATTTAATTGTACGGCATTGCCGATGGCACCGTATTGTATAGCGACGATATCGCCTTTTATTGTGTTTGAAGCTAAAAGAATTTCTTTAGCCAATTTTCCAGATATTTGATCTGTGTAGGTTGATAATGCTGATACGTTTAATGACATAATTTATGTTTTAAATTGTTATTTGTTTGTTTGGTCTTCGTGACCAATATTTTTATTTGTTATTTTTTGATTCTCTAATTTCAACAATTCTATTAAAAGTTGTTGATTTTTTTGTTTGTTTTACTTCTTCTTTTGCTTCAACTTTTTTGAAGTTTACAGCAGGAGTTGCAGGTTCTGCACTTAATTCTTTTACTTGTTTCTTCAGATTTTTATTTTCTTTAGTAACTTCTTTCATTTCTGATTCCATTTGCATTCCACCTGCATTACACATGTCAATACATTTTTTTATTTCTTCAGAAAGTAAATTTATTGCTGCTTCAAGTTCTGCACATTTTGTTTCGATTGCCGTAATCTTATCAGTTTCAGGAGCTTCAGTTACTGGAGTTTCTAACGCTGGAGTTTCTTCTGCCATTTCTTCTTCTGGAACTTCCGGAGCAACAATTTTTATAATTGCACCTGTTCCGTCTGTTGAAATTATACTTCCATCTTCTAATTCATAATCAGCAGCTCCTACTATTTGAACTGAACCATCTTCTGATAATTGAGAAACAATAGAACCTTCTTTCAATTCTCCATCTACTCTTAATATTAAACCATCTTTAGTTTTAACATCAGCACATTTTGTTTCTTGTGGTGTTTTTTCTGCTTCAAAAAGCAATTTGATTTTATCAATTAAACTCATATTGGTTGCGTTGCGTTAATTTATAATAATAAATATAATTGTGTGTTTTTTGTACAATTAAAGTAATTTTTTAATTTCAATTTCTTTTTGGATATCATTTATATCCTTGTTATATACTATTTCTTTTATTTTAGATTCAATATTTATAGGGGATATTACTTGTTTAAATATATGAGAGAATTTTTCCGCAAAATCTCCTTCAATGGAAAATCCTGAAAAACCTTCTGTCTTTATTATATTCCAAAGAACTGGACTTTCTATCTTCATTGCAATAAACCAATCTCCTTTAGATGGAGTAAAGCCGTAGCTTATGGCTGTATCTTTAGCTGGGTCTTGAACAATCCAAGATTGAGTCACATAAGCATCTTTTATTTGGTTTTGGCCAAGTACTTCTGAATGTTCAAGTGATGTTTTTGTGTGATTTGAATTCTTAAAAAATAATTCTGAGCATTTTACAACAGTTTCTTCTGAAAAAAAACAGTTAAAATAAGTGTCTGTTTCTTTGTTGTATCGAAGAATGTTTTTATTTGCTGTCATAGCCGGACCGACAATAATTTGTTTTTCAAAATCTATTTTTGCAAATGAATGTTCTTTCTCTTTTGAAAATAAATGAAATGATTTTTCAATTGCTGGGTCACGTACAATAGAAATAAGAGATAAATCTCCTAAAATAGAACCTTCAGCATCATCAATAACAAATTCAACTGTGCGTAATTTTTCAATTTTATCTTTTTCTTTCATAATTATAAATATAAAAGTGATTTTTTAGTATATTTGTAACATTATAATTATTATTTCGTTTAATATAAAAAACTTAAAACTTAAATTATGAAAAAAGTATTTTTTAAAATAATTACTGTAGTACTATTAGTATTATCAACTTCTTGTAAAAAAACAGAAATTGCACAAATGAATCAGATTCAACATTTTATTTATTTATTACCTTGTAATTGGAATTTGACTCATAATTATGGAAATCCTGAATTAACATTATATATTAAAAATTCAATTCATTATCATTCTTCAAATCTAAATTATTATTTTGATACAATTCCTAGTGCAATATATTATATTCCATACAATAATTTAGCTCTTGATGGTCCCGTTAGATTTAATAAATATTTCAAAGTTCAAAGTAATGATACTATATTTTTTTCAACCAAGGAAAATTTAAATTATAATGCAATAAGTTTTGATTTATATTATGATGAAAAAAAAGTAAAAACATCAAATTCTTCAAATAATTATACATATATTGAATATATTATACCATAATTAAGGAGTAAAATTAGCTCTTCTCTCTAAAACTGCATCTGAATTTTGTTGATTTGTTAAATCCTGACTAATTACATAAACTTTTGATGGTTTATTTATTGTACTTGATGAATTTGTTGAACCAATTTTTTGTAATTCATTTCCAGTAAAAGCACCTGATGCATTTGGNGATGCTGATGAAGGAGAAGCTGGTACAGCAACTCCNGAACTTTCTCCTCCACCATTAAGNGTAAATTGAGTTGCNGCTATTTTTGCCACATTTGTCGCGGCAGCAATTCCAACTGAAACAGCTGTTGCAACTTTTAAAATTGTTCCAAATGGCTCAGGAACAACTGATTGAGCTGATAAAGCATTAACAACACCTTGAATACCTGATATTACAGCAGATTGAATGGCTAATGCTTTATTAATTTTAAATTGTTGTCTTGCTGCTTTTTCTTCTTCTGCACTTCCCTTTCTTGTATTTGCCATTTTTACAGAAAAGAATAAATCAGATAAAGCAATTAAAGAGTCATTTGAAGTTTTAGCAATTTCGAACATAGAATCTTGCCTATTTTTTGCATCCTGAACTGATTTTAATGAATCAGATTCTTCTTTTGTAATTCTATCATCTTCTGCTTTTTCTTTAGCTTTTAATTTAGCCATCCAAGCTTCTCCGGATAATTTTATTCTTTCTTGTTCTATTCTATAACTTTCTAAAGAGGATTTTTCTTCTAATTCTATTTTAGCATCTTCTGCTTCTTCTTTAGCTTTTAATTCAGCCATCCAAGCTTTACCACTTTCTTTTAATTTATCCTCTTCTATTTTTTTATGTTCATCATTATACTCTTTATTTATTTTTACTTTTTCATCAGATGTTTTCTTTTCGTTAGCAATGGTTTTAGCTTTAATTTCAACTTCGGCATTATGAATTGTTGTTACTAAAGTTTCTAATTGCTCCATTTGAGCTTTAGTTAAAGTTCCATTCGCTTCATAAACAGCTTTTAATGCATTAACTTGAACTCTCGCAGTTTCAATAACAGCTTCTTGTTTTTTGATTTCAAGTGTAGTAACATCTTTTCCGGCTGCATTAGCAAGTTTTATTTCATCATCATATCTTTGTGTTACTGCTGCACCTGCTTTTTTAGACGCTTCTATTGTTTTTTCAGCATTATCTTCAATAGCATTATTAGTTATTCCTAACCAATCAGTTAAATCCTTAAAAGCTTGAATAACTGTATCAATTACATCTTTAATAAATCCAAAAACTTTTCCTATTAAACCACCTGATTGAGTTAGTTTTTCAAAATTTTCAATTACATATTTAATTCCCTCAATTAAAAGAAAAATTGGAATAGCTTTCATTGCTAAACCCAAAACTTTAAATCCAGCTCCAAGTTTTCCTGGGTCTGCGTTTACAAATCCTTCTTTTAATAATCCTAAAGATGAGTTTAATTTTTCAATTCCTGACCCTTTTAATGAATTTGTAGCTTCATTAAGGTCTTCCATTTTATCTTTTAATTCAGCAACTCTTTCAGAAGCACCAGCAACTCCTTTTATGGCATCAGACATGGCAGCTTTAGTCTCTTTTTTTAGACGAGTCATTTCATCAACAACTTTTCCAACATTTTGAGATGCTTGACCGGTATCTATTTTTATTTTTAATTCTATATCCTTTGCCATTATTATTCTTTTTTATAAATATAAAAAACTATTAATTGTTTTATATGATAGTTTCTATTACGTGATATGTGAAATTTGCTACATCAGTTGTTCCTACACCTAAATTTAATGTAAAAGACGAAGTAGTTGAAGTTACGTAAGTTGAATTCATCCTAACTGCTCCTGCTGAATTGGTAGCAGAAATTACAACTATAGGTGCTGTTACATATAAATAACCAAATGGAAATGTTACAGTTCCTGCTGCTGTAGTTGGAGTTATTTGTACATTACCTGCCACATCTGTACATTTAGTTCTCGATTGTGAACCTGCGACGTAAGTAGTAGTTGTTATTGCATTAAATGTAGCATTAT